ATTTGCGGCATCACCACTACCAACACTTGCAGTTTGCGTAAATGTATTGGACATTTGTGTCTCAACTGGTTCTAATCCTACTTGATCTGTTATTTCTATATTAAATTTTACGGAGTTATCTTGATCAGTGTATACTGGATATTCGTAACCATCTTGACGTTTTCTTTGTAAAAAGATTGTATATAAACCAGCATCAACATTTTGTAAATCACTGTCTTCCAGTGTTAATTTAACTTTTCCTACATCACTGGTGTGTTCTAAAAGTCTATAAAATATACGTCTTTTAGTTGTTGGATTTATTAACGTTGCTGTTATTGTATCAGAAAAAACATTTTGTAGTTTTCTGTCCCTGTTTCTGATATTAAAAATGATTTCGTTTGTTGTGCCTTTGTGGGCTACTAGTTTTCTGTTGTTCATAGGTCTATTATCCACGTATATTCCGTCAGTGGTAACCACCATTTCAATGATATTTTCATACAAATATAATTTGTGATCGCCATAACTCATATTTTTAACTCTTTATATTACAGTATTTATCATTATATGAACTAAATAGTTTTGTGGAGAAAGATAAACTAATTACAGAAACCCAAGAAAAGTATCCTTTTCTTACAGGCATCTCCTACGCAGAAGAAGAGTATGTTGGTATAGTTGTAAATCACGACAACACCATAATGACCTTTTATGATTTAAATAAAATTCCCACAAAAGAATTAAAGAAAGCCTTTTTGGAATACGGTGAAATTTGGTGGTGGGAATCTAATAGACAATTACCTATAGACGTATTTCTAAATCACGAAATGAAACCTTTTCATCCTTATTTAAGTACTTTTATAATGAAAGACACTGAAGTTTTGTTTGGTCCAGTTACTACCCTACAAAATTTACTACGAAAAAGAATAAAGAGAAGAGGAGTACAGTTAGTTATAAAACCTAACGATTAAGATCTTCAACTAATAAGTTTAATTGAACTACTATAGCCATTGCATAACTGTAACTGTGGCTTTTCTTAAAGAAATATGTGTCATCATTGGGTTTAACCCAAACATCATTTTCTATATCCTTCCAGTCCTTTCCTACCAAATGACGTTTACCAGGTCTTATCATAGCAAGTATCATTGCTAATTGATCCAGTGTTTTAGGTGGGTGTTGCTTTACAATTTCCCAATGATTACCAATGTGAAATAACTTTTGAATAATTTCTTCGTGTTCAAATAGTTCCCACATAGGCTCAGTATTAACTAACGTATCCAGATGTTGTTCATCAATTACATCTTTGTATATGTGATTATTTAAGAAATCAACTTTAAACCAACCTTTTTCCTCTGCTTGTTTATGATCTATTGTACTGTAACCTTCAAGTGGAAACTTTGAAATATTTTGAAAGTAAACACCAGTATTGTGTTTGGTAAACTTACCATCCTTTTCAATACTTGCAGGTGTGACATTTACTAACTTAAGAAAATTATCTCTGTTAGCCATATCTATATCTACATCAAAATCAATTTTCATCCATTAACCTTTTTTTATGATGTTGTAGAAGCCGCTCTGCTGTTTTGGTGAAAACAAAATTACAACTAACACAATATCTTTCACTTGCACCTAACACTGGAGATGTATAATGACACAAAGTAGATGGGAATATATACATGTCTCTTTCTTGTGGTTGTACTGTAATTGTATTTTTTCCAAAATCATTTTTTATGGATTCCCCATAAATGAAAAATAATTCACCAGTTTTCTTTGCTAAGTTATTTTCTTCAAAATATTTTTCATCTTTTTCTAAATAAATCTTAGGATACAATGTACAGACTAAATCTGCACTATGTCTATGATCATGATATGAGGTATATTCCATATCTGTTTGTTTGATATACCATGATTTTTTAAGTTCTAATAAATGATCAACTTCATTATTGTTTACAATATCTTGCCACATGCCACTATCTATATCTATAAGATACTCTTGCATTTTATCCAGTAATGTATAATATACAGAACTATTTTTTAACATATCAGTTATATTCATTTGTTCTTTTACATTCTGAAAATGTCTGTAATTATTTATTTTTTCAACTTCAGGAATATAATTTATATCACAATCCAAACAAATTTTATATAGTTTTTCATTATCAGACTGGGATATTTGTGTTTTAGCAATTTTAGGCCCAAATGTATCTATAACATTCATAATTCTTTACCTTTATATTCTTCTGCTAATGGAAATATTTTTGCTATAACATCTGCTACTGCATTAGCAATTTCTATATGTTCTTTTTGTGTGCCATTAGCACCACGTAATTCAATATAATGAATCCAACTACGCAATGTACCATTCACATACATTCTACTCACAGTATTACCTTCTGGTAGTACTGCCCTAGCCTGTTCCTTTGCAATACCATTTTCTATTGCCCAGGTATATGCTTGATAGGCTTCTTTAATAACACCTTCCTGTTTTTCTCGCCATTGTAATTCAAGTTCAACATTGTCATTTTCCAAACTGTTCTGTCTGTTTTTAGGATCTTGTAGCCTTGCTTCACGTTTTTCAAATGATAAACTTTCTGTAGGGTCTGCGTAACGTTGACTGAACTCCTGAAAACTAAAACTTCTGTGGCGTAATATTTGTCTCGCAATATCTCTGGTTGTTTCTATTTCCAAACATGCTGACACCATCTCTAATGGTGACCAGTGTTTGTGCTTCATTAAATACTTAACAAGTTTTTCACTGGTTTCTTTGTTGTTTTGATTGTCTGGATTGCTTACTCTGGCACAATAGGCCACTAAATCTAAAGCATCCATTTCATCTTTTCTGTGATTAAATACAAAGCCATCTGGTCTGCCTTTATCAGAAAAATCTGGGAGTTCCTGTTGGCTATAACTTATTAATCTTACTTTCATATTATTTTCCCAATAAATTTCTCAGGATTTTTCCATATTTCCATATCATAACTATAATACTTTTCCACAATTTTGTCAAGAGTATCTTTGTTATGTGTTATTAACTTGGTTAAAGGTTCTTTAAAATGTTTACTAATTTGTGTTCTATTTTTGTTTAACATAAATTCCTGCATTTTACTTCTTTGATGAAATACATAATTTTTTCTAAAATATTTTAAATTTCTTACTTGAGTATTAATATCCTCAAATTTTAAAATGTGTGTGAATACTATATCATTAATAAAAAATACTTGAGGTTCTAGATGTTCATCAAAAGATCTAGGGCTCTGCATTAATTCATCTAATAATTCTTCAAAAGTATCCTGTCTTTTGTAACGTGCCTTGTATTCTCCTATACCACTAATAATTCTGGTGAGGGGATTCCTGACTACACAAAAAACTTCATCTGCTGATTGATTTTCATATAATTTCTTTTCCATTCCCATACTTGTACAAATATATCTAAAATTCATATTAGCATTTTTAGGAATACTTACCCACATACACCTTTTGTTATGCCAAACATGCCTTTCAGGCAAAATTTTATCTGTTATTTGATATCTTCTTTTGCTCATTGTTTAACCGGTGCTCTAAAGGTACAAATAATTAAATAATTATCTATCTGTGAATCATTATAATAAAATCCGTGGGGTACATGACTAGGCCAAAAAACACATTTATTTTCCTGTGGTTTGAGAGCAAAGTCCCTATCCACACAATCAGGGCCTACAAAATGTCTAGGTCCCATATCTTTAAAATATATGCCACTGCCTTTATTAGAAGTTTGTAACCATATACAACCTGAATACCATCTTCTGTTATGTGCTGTAAGTGGTAGCATGTGACCAGGTTTTATACAAATTAATTGAGGCTCTATAATATCAATTTGTAATTTTCTTGTATCATACACCTTGCCAATATTTTTACTAAATATTTGTCCTAATAATAGGCATAAAGATTTTAATGATTTTTCCTGAAGGCCTCGTTTATTATTCGTTACCCATCCAAAAGGTGTTTCTTCTGCTAGACCACTGTTTTCAATAGATTTGATTTCTTCACGTATAGATTTTTTTATTTCAGAAATTAATTCTGCTTTGTCTTCTAAAACAATATTAGGAAAAATATTATATTTTTTTAACATTATATACCCGCCGCCAAACATGCCTTCTTAACATCAGAAACTTCTTCTTTGTTATTAGCAAAAAGTTTCATCCAAAAAGTTGCATCTATAATATGCTCTATCATTTTAACCTGTTCATCACTAAATCTTTCTAAAAGTTTATCACCTGTATCACATAAATATAACATCCAGGGACTTACTTTAGCACTACGCAAATCATGAACTGCTCTGGGTGTTGAAACTTTTAAAAAATAATCTTGCCAATCACTGGAATTTTCTGTACTCCATTCTGACAAATAAATTATAGTTCTTTCCAATGCTTTCATACCTGGTTCTTTCTTAACGTAACTCAGTAAATATTCATCATAAAGTTTATCTTTACTCCAATCTGCTAATTTTTTGCCATTTTTAATTAGCCATTCTGCAAATTTTTCTGGATGTAAATATTCGTTAGTTAAACAACTTCTACCAAATTTCACAAAACCTTCATAGTATTGACTTTTTATAAAATCTTCATTTGTCTTTGGTTTACTTGCTGTAGTATTTAGTTCATAAAACATTTGGAATACTCTGTAGGCCAATCTGGTATGAGTTAAATCTTTATCAGCCCAACGTCTTTTCTTTATACACATATGAGCACTTAGAGTTCTTTCACTCATAAATGTTTTTTCACACCACTTGCAGGTGTTACTTTCCAAAGATGTCTTTGATTGTGTTGTCATCGTATCCGTGATTCTCTGCTAAATGTTTTAATTCTTCTTGTGTGTTTAAGTTTATAAACTCGTTTATATCCTCTGCCTTCATATGAGGGAAAAGTTCATATACAAAATCAAACACTTTATTTTTCTTTTTTCTTGCATTAGGTGGTTTAAGATACGGGTGAAATTGTACCTTGCCAACGCCACAGGCGCTCAGTAAGAGCCATTGTAATTCAGGGTGTTTACTTACTTCCATAAACTGATAATTAACCAGCTCATTAGTCATAAAAATATAATTAGCGGCATCTCTGCCCTGTACACTACTGCAATATCTCATCATCATCCAGGCACTAAAGGCTTTCTTTTGTTCTGGAGTTAGACGATCATAGAAACCTCTATCTTTTTTATCAATAGCCGCCATTATATCTTTGAGCGGTATTTGAGGTTTCTTAGGCAT